GTGTCGAACAGGGGCGGCTGATCTTCTTGTCGTTCGTCGCTGAACCTGTTTTCGCGGGAAGCGCAGCGCTTGCAGTTGAAGGCTTCAGCGCGCCTGTCGGTTCTGACGCTTGCGCTGCTGCTTTCGTGTCAGTGAAGACGTTCGACGCTGCTGGCGACGCTGCGGCTGACTTCTGGGGCGCATTCTTATTCAATTCGTTCGGGTCTTTATTCTTCGTCATGGTTCGATGCTCCTGTGTTGTGCTACATGCGCAGAATCGCTGCGCGCGATGAAACATTAAAGCAACTTCGTCGCTTGATTGATGTCAGCGATCAGAAGCGCGTCGCGATGCTTCTGTTCAGCGCGCAACTGATCAGCTTCGTCGTCGCCGCCAACTTCGGCGCGCATGAAATAATTCGGCGCTGGTTGCTGCGCGACGTGCAGTGCAGTCACCTTGATCTTGATCTGATCGCACATTTCATCGCCGTCAGCGTGTGCCAGTTCAAGCGCGCGCATCACTGCATCGCATGAATTCGCTGCCAAGATGTTGAACTTGATCGTCGGGAAACCTGCCAGCCCGACAAGCGCTTCGAACGGAATCAATTTGTCAGACATGACAAGACACTCCCAAAAATCGCGACGTTAAAGGATCAAGCAGCGCATTCGCACGACGAACTTGCTGACGCAGCGACAGCGGTTCAGACATCGAAACCGTCGATCGCAGCGTCAGACTTGTCGACAGCGCAGCGTCGTCTGCTTCGCCAGCGCCATATCGACGAACAGGCTGACCGTTGTTGTTGAGCGTATATGCGGCAATGTGAATCAGCGACGACGCATGCAGCAGTCGCAGGTATTGTTTCGCTGATGATTGTGAAAGATGCGCAGATCGCGAAAGTTCGATCGTTGTCATTGCGCCTTCGTCGTGCAAGACGCTGATGATGCGCTTCGCAGTGCGATTTGAAATGCTGAATTGTGACGGCATGCTTGGTGCTCCTTAATAGTGTCGATCGATGTCGCGCGTCGTTGCACAGTGACGCGCGACGTTCAGCGCTGCAATGACCAGCAACGCCTTCGCAATTTTGACATGAACAAGCAGCAAGTGTCAAACGACGCGACATTATAAGGTTATGTCGATGATTCTTCGATAGAATGTCGATGCGTTTGACAATCAACAGGACAATAAATTAGCATCAGCGCTTCATTCAACAGGAGGGCAGCATATGACGAAAGCATTGATCGACATGACTGATCGCGAAATCATCGAACACTATGGCGGCGACACGAAGCTTGCGCTGCTGCTCGGCTTCGATCGATTTAACGGGCAACGACGCGTCGCGAACTGGAAGCGTCGCAACAACATTCCCGCTGCGATCAAGATTAAATTTCCGCGTGTGTTCTTGCGCGGCACGATTCGACGCAGCAGACAAGCGAAGAAAGCCGACGACAATGGCTAGGGCGCGCAACATCAAACCGGGATTTTTTCACGACGCTGATCTTGTCGAACTGCCATTCGAAACGCGTCTGCTTTTTCCCGGCCTTTGGACGATTGCAGATCGTGAAGGGCGTCTTGAAGATCGACCGCGACAGATCAAGATGGAAATCTTTCCCGCTGACAACGTCGACATCGAAGCGATGCTGACGCAGCTTTATCAGTCAGCATTCATCATTCGATATTCGTCGAACGGCGTTGCGCTGATTCAGATCGCGAACTTCAGCAAGCATCAGAATCCGCATCGCGATGAACGCGCAAGCATGCTGCCGCCCCCGACTGAAGAAGACATGCGCACGATGCAAGCACAGTGCAAGCATGGTGCAAGCATGGTGCAAATCGTGCTGATTCCTGATTCCCTTAACCTGATTCCTGATTCAAAGCATAGGGCACGCCGCAAGCAGAAAGACGACACGCCAGCAGCAAAAGCGACAGCAATCGCTTCGCGCTTGCCAAAGAACTGGCAACCGACTGACGATGATGTTCAGTTCTTGAAGACGAATCGATCTGATCTTGATCTGAAGACAACGACTGATCACTTTCGCGATTATTGGATCGCTGTCGCGGGTGCAAAAGGGCTGAAGCTTGATTGGTCGGCGACATGGCGAAATTGGGTTCGGCGACAAGAAGCAGGGAAAGCGCGATCTGGCAAACCGACGCGCGACGAAGAACGTCGCGACACGATTGAACGAATGACAGGGAAAAAATCAAATGAACGAACTGCAAACAACGAACGCGACATCACTGGCGAAGCAACACGAATTTCGTGATCCATTGTCGATGCCGTGGATTGAAAAGCTGTTCGGCAGAATGTTCGCGCTATACGGTGCGAAGTTCGCTGACGCGTGGAAAGGCTGCGACATCGACGAAGTGAAATCTGTGTGGGCTGAAAAGCTGGCGGGTTTTCACGCGATGCCGAACTGCATCAAGACGGCGATCGATGCTTGTGACGATCGACCGTGGCCGCCGAACTTGCCAGAGTTCTTGCAACTGTGTCGCGATGCTGCGCGCAGATTGGGAACGCAACAGCTTGCGCTTGAAGAACCGCGCATGTCGAAAGACGAAGCGCGAAAGCGTCTGCAAGAAATTCAAGCGATCATCAATTCGCGCGAATCGGATCAGCAGTCATGAAGCGCTGTCACTGCGGCGGCGAATATCATCGACACGGCGCGATCAAGTCGAAGCATCGCGGCGAAGCGCAGCGTTATCGTTGCAAGACGTGCGGCAGTTGCATCACAGTGCGCGACGGTAAGCTGGCGCACAATCGCGGTGCGCGAATCAACGACTGGCGAATGTCATGACTTCGCGACAGATGGATATGACTGAAGCGATTGCATGGTACAAGCGCGCATTGACTGAAGACTATCGCAAGCAGTGCGTGAAGTTCTGGCGAACGCATATCGGCGAAGAATTCGCAGACGAATTGATCATGCGCGTCGCTGACGTGTCGACGCTTGACGGCAGTCAGCGCACGAAGATCGTGAAAGCTGAAATCGTCGAAACGAAAACGATCGCGACAATGCAGACGACAAAAGACCCTGCGCTGCGCGTCGTGCCGTCTTCTGTGTTCGTCGAACTGACAGACGAAGACATCGAAGAATGTCGCAAGCGATCTGACACGCTGACGCAACTGCATTCGAACAGCAAGCGATCAGCGCGACGTGAAGTCGATACATCGACGACGATCTGGCAGAAAGTCTTCGATGGCGTCAGCGCAGAAAAAGCAGTGACGAAATATCTGTCAGTGCCTATGCCGCCGATTCCATACGGTTACGACGGCGGCGTCGATCTGCTCTATAAGCTGAAGAAGATTCAGATCAAGTCGGGTTCGATCAAGCACGATCACGCGATCACGCCGAAGATCAACGAACTGAAAGCAGTCGATCTGTTCATCAGCGCATGCAACTTGACGAAGCATCGCGTCATGATTCGCGGCTATTGCACGCCGAAGACGTTCATCGACAAGCATGTCGTGAAAGATTGGGGCTGCGGCGCAACAGCGTCGCTGCATTTCAAATGCCTGGAAGACTTTCGAACATTCATTCAGGAGGTGTCAACATGAACACAGTATTCATCGGCGTCGATCCGGGATTGACAGGCGCATGGGCAGCGATCAATCAGAACGGCGAATTCATGGTCATGTATGACATGCCTGTCGTCGCGAAGCAGAAGGGCGCAAAGGTGCAGCAGCAGATCGACGCGCTGACGCTGAAGCGAACGCTTGATGTCGTGCGACACAATGATCGCATCGTCGTCGCGCTTGAACGCGTGTCGTCGATGCCGGGACAAGGCGTCGCGTCGATGTTCAGCATGGGCGATTCGTTCGGCAGCATTCGTGCAGCGATCGCGATCTGCGAATATTCGTGCGAACTGGTATCGTCTGTCGCATGGAAGCGATTTATGAATCTTGACAGCGACAAAGAACGGTGTCGATCAAAAGCGATCAGTCTGTTTCCGACTGCTGCGCACTTGCTGACGCGCAAGAAAGATCACAACAGATCAGAAGCGCTGCTGATTGCTGAATGGTTAAGAAGGCACAGATCATGACAGACACAGAAGCAACAGAACTCCGAAGACTTGAATCGGAGAATGATGCGCTTCGCAAATTATTGTCGCGCTGGTATTACACGTTCGCTGATCTGCGCAAACCATCGACAGAAGGCGCGATCTTGATTGATCTGACGCATCGCGCATTGACGACGACGTTTCAATATAAGACATGAAAAAGCTGTCAGGATGGTCTAACGAATCACGACATGCGCGCGGGTACGGTGCAGCATGGGATAGACTGCGTCTTGTCATTCTTGCGCGTGATCATGGTTTGTGTCAGTGTCCCGAATGTCAGGGCGGCAGTAAGCAACTGAAGCAAGCAAGCGAAGTTCATCACATAGTCGGCAAGACAGAAGCAAAGGCGCGCGGCTGGACAGACGCACAGATCGACGACGAATCGAATCTTCAAGCGATCAACAACGAATGTCACAAGCGCATCACAGCAGCAGAACAAGGTCGAACACTGAAGCAGAAGATGATCATCAGTGCTGACGGTTGGGCAATACCCGCGAAAGGATGACAATGGCAGACAGAACACGAATCGACATCGACTGCGACAGCGGCACAGTGTCGATCGACGGCGAACGATTCAACAGCATGACGATCGGCGTGATCACGGAATCGCGATCGTTCTTGATCGCTGACGTGTTCGCTGTGATTCTGCCGAAGCTGATGCGACAGTCGATCGCTGAACTGAAAGAACTTCAAGATCAACTGAAAGATGCTGAACGAAAGGCGAAACGATCATGACGCAAGCAATCATCACAGACACGTTAGGACGTCGCTGGCACGTCGCAATGCCGAAGCGACTTGTCACTGCACTGGCGAAAGCGTTCAACGCGCCAGCGCCCTATGGCATCGCGATGGCGCTTGTGTCAAAGACGCATGTGTCAAGGGCGCAACAGACAGGGCGGGTTGTATCTTTGGCACAACAGGGATCAGTACCGCGCTTAGCAACTACGCGCAACTTTTCAGAATTACGACAGGGGGTCAAATGACGAACGCACGACGGAAAAAGACAGACGCACCGGCGCCGAAACAGAATCCCGGCGATGCTGTTGAGCAATGGGACATCGACAGATTATTGCCGTTTCCGCGCAATAGTCGAACGCACAGCGACGCACAGATCGCGCAGATCGCAGCGGCGATCAAAGAATGGGGATGGACGACGCCAGTGCTGATCAATCCTGACGGCATGATCATCGCGGGTCATGGGCGCGTGTTGGCCGGGCGTAAGCTTGGCTTGACGACATGCCCTGTCATGATCGCGCGCGATTGGACGCCAGCGCAAGTGCGCGCTTATGTGATCGCAGACAACAAGCTGGCGATGAATGCAGGGTGGGACTTGGAAATGCTCGGCGTCGAACTTGACGATCTGCGCGATGCAAAATTTCAGGTCGCGCTGCTAGGCTTCGAAGCGCAAGAACTGAACGATCTGATCGGTACACCGCGAATGCCGCCACCGCCGAACACGAACGCACAGCTTGGCGGTGGCTTCAAGTTCAGCGTGATCATTGAAGCGAAAGACGAAGCGCATCAAGCAGAATTGATCGAACGATTCGAACAGGAGGGAATGCAATGCCGACCATTGATCACGCAATAGAAACCAAGATCAGTCGCAGCGCAAGGGCGCGTCAGATGGAAAGCGCGTTCGACGTGCCGCCGCAAGACAAGTGTCGAATGAACTGGAAGGGCGAACTGCCGATCGAATCGTCGCCGTGGAATATCGGCTTGATCGTCGGGCCGTCAGGCTGCGGGAAATCGACGCTGCTGACGCACATATTCGGTGCGCAACGTCAGCTTGATTGGGGCGCGGCGTCGGTGATCGACGACTTCGCGAAGACGCTATCGATCGAAACGATCACGCAAGCATGTCAATCTGTCGGCTTCAACACCATCCCGGCATGGTTGCGCCCGTTCGCTGTTCTGTCGAATGGTGAAAAGTTTCGCGCCGATATTGCGCGTCGCATGCTTGAAACGGCAGTCGGCGAAACGATCGTCATTGACGAATTCACCAGCGTCGTCGATCGACAGGTCGCGCAGATCGCGTCGCATGCGATTCAGAAGTTTGTGCGCAAGCGCGATCAGAAGATGGTCGTTGCGTCGTGTCACTTCGACATCATCGATTGGTTGCAGCCGGATTGGATTCTTGAGCCAGCGACGATGCAATTTTCTCGGAGGTCACTTCGGCGACGACCAGAAATTGAAATCAGCATTCGTCGCGTCCATCATTCTGCATGGCGTCTATTCGCACCGTATCATTATCTGACGGCAGAACTTGCCAGCGCTGCGCAGTGCTTCGTCATGTTCGTCGGCGAAGTTCCTGCCGTGTTCTGCGGCGTGTTGCACAGACCGCACCCGCGCGTCAAAGACATCAGCGGTTTGTCGCGCGTCGTTACGCTGCCAGACTTTCAAGGGCTAGGGCTGGCATTCGTGCTGATGGACACACTAGCGTCGGCATATAAAGGCGTCGGGCGACGCTTTCACACTTACCCTGCACACCCTGCGCTGATCAGTTCGTTCGACAAGTCGTCGAAATGGGCGATGCACAAACGACCGGGCGTATTCTCGCCAATGGCCGGAAAGACTTCGACGATGAAAGCAAGGTACAAGGGGCGCCCCTGCGCCGTCTTCAGCTATGAAGGCGAAGCGATGGACAAGACGACAGCGACGCGACTGCTTGCGCAACTGTCGCAAAAGCCTATCAGCGTTCGTTAATGTGACGAAAATTGTCACATTCGTCAGATCGCGCGCTGCTGCGTTCGCGTCGATCTGCGCATAGGGTAGCGTCAGACAGTCGTCGATCGTGTCACAGGCGTCGATCTGACAAGCAGCAGACGTGAAAAAGGGCGCTTTCGCGCCCTTCTTCTTTGCTTCGACGACGATCAGACCTTGATTCGACGCTTTGCCCTGATGCTGAACAGATCATAGAGTTCTGGCGACATCGTGCGATCGCCAGCTTCCCACTGCTGCCAGCAGCGCGCAGACTTGCCGATCAGCTTCGCCGCTTCGACTTGTGTCAGCTTCGCGACTGAACGCAGCAGACGCACGTCGATCGCGCCGATCTTGCGCGTCGATGTCATGACAGCATGTCTTTCATTGACTGCGCCAGCGTGAACAGCGCGCGATTCAGTGCGACATCTTGCCCGATGCCGTTGATCGAACGCGTCGTCGCTTT